TGTTACAATACCTGCAGTATTAGTGGTTTGACCAATAGAAACTGCAGTCGCTGCTATACCAGTAAATGTTGATCCAGGTGTATATGTTAATTGTTCATTTGTATTAAAGAAATGATTTGGAATGTTAAACAGACCTGTAGTCTTAACTAATCCCACACCATCTGTAACTGAGTTAATTCCAACTGGATTAAATGTTTTTGTATAAATTGGTGTTCCTTTATATTTTAAATCAAATTCTGTTTTATTTGCTCTTAATCCACTTAAACCATCATAAGATGATAAGAATAATTTTTCGGTAACTCTTCCAAATGTTAGTTCTTGAGGTACATTAGCAAAATCATTAGCAGTATTGAAGATTTGACTAAATGATTGAACTTCAATTAATGAATTAAATTCAGTATCTGGATAAAATCTTAAGTTTATATTATTTCCAGATATTTCACCCCCAAAAGTACCAATACCAGTGGTTGAACCTGCAGATACAAATGGATACTGAACTGTTAAAACGTCATCAATGTCCCTCAATGAAATAATCTGATGTATTGCAGATGTTTCTCCACAAGACACCCTTACAATTGATTTAACAGAACTATCAAGTGTTTTATCTATAGTTGCGTAAGTTATTGTGCTCGCTGTACCAGTTACATAATTTGACTCCAATCTCGCACTTCTTTCTGTACCAGTTGGTTGTCCTATTGATAAAAATCTATAAGTTCCTATTCCTATTGTAGTGGTTCCTAATCCAACAATATTTGATCTAATTTCAAGTGGATTAATTCTATCATTTTCACATTGTAGTTTTATTAAATTGTTTTCAAATCTAGCAGTTATAACACCTACAGATGAATTACTAAGACCTAAAGATGTATCAACGTATGTTTGAGATGCTGTAGTTTTTGTACCATCAAAATCTACAATAACTTCATTATAATTAATTTCTTTAGTAATACTATCTTGAACAAAAACACTTGCAAAGAGACCGTTAAAATCTGTATTAGGGAATTGAGCAATTGTTGTTGTGGTAAACCCAATGGTGGTGCTACCAACTCCTACATTTGAACCAACTAAATCAACTTGACCAACTGCTTGAGTTCCAATTCCAGATAAATCTGAATTAAAGTCTATTTTTAATATTTTAATATCATGGTCTTTATCAAACTTTTCTGTTGGAGTAAATATAAGATTTTTTTCTCCAGTTGTGGTTATTTCTGTTGAAAACTCTCCCAATTCTAAAGTTGTAAAATCTGTTGTTTTTTCAAGTAAAAATGCATTATTAGTTGTGGTTAATGTTACAATTTCTGTAAATTGTACATCAGATGTATCTGGATCAACAATTTGAATTAAATAATTTCCAAAATCTTCTGTAAGTTCTTCTATGACCGTATTATTTTCTTGGAAACCTGTGCTTGAAAACTTATCACTTACATCATCGTGAACTAAAACTCTATTTGTTTTACATCTTGTAAAGTCTGTCAATACCTTATTTGATAGTTCAATAAACTTTGAACTATTTCCTCTTGTATCATAATCTCTTACAAGATCAAAATTGTTTATAGCATCAACTCTTTGCTGTTCTGCTAAATCTAAAACATTTAAAACATCAAGAACAATCAAATCATTTGTTAAAGCAGTGGTTCCAATACCAACAGAAACTTGACTTTCAATGGATGTATCTGCAAAATTCTTTAATCCAGCAGGATGAACAAGACGATTTACAGGATTTACAAATTTATCCCATTCAACTGTGCTTTTAACGGTATATGATAAATTTTGGTAATAATCATTATTAGGAATTACTTGATAGTCCTCATTTAATTTACCAATATCATCTAACCAACCATATTCTTGTCTATTGGAAAAATCTGTTTTAAATTTTGCTTTATTACCAACTAAACTTATTATTTCAGCAGAAACATTACTTGATCTACCTAAAATTCTATCACCTTTTTTAAGATCAAACTTACCATCAATTTTTATATAATCATCTCTAATTTCAACAACTGATATATCTGTTTTTAATGAATTAACAATTAGTGTCTCATTTAATTCAAATTGACCTCTAGTTTGAATAGGTTGAATTACTGGATAATTTGATTTGTTAATAATTGATGCATATCCTGATTGGAATGTTTTTGCTATGCCAGGATTAGTTGTTAATCCAGATAAAGTAAATTCAAGTATTGCTTGTGTTCCTGCAATATAATCAGTTATTTCAAAGAATTGATAGTTATAATTTTCTGAATTGAATCCATCACCGTCAATAGATGTAACTGTTGCTATACCACCCTGAGTTGCACCGACACCAGTTTCTCCTATTCTTTGAATTCCTTCAACAAAAATCTCATCTCCTATTGCAAATGGTTGTGGATCAACAAATCCATTCATTGGTGTTTCTAAGTAACAAGTGACTAATCCAGATACACTTGTTTGTACAGAGTTTATACCAATACCATTTGAATTATTAATAGCAATAATCTTATGATTTAATGAATCTAAACCAGTTACAGGTGCGATAACCTTTACATCAGATATAGTCTGATTAGGAGCAATAGGTTGTAATGAAGAGTTATCAACTACTACATTTCTAACAGGGTTAAAAACAAGTAAATTTGGAGCATTAATATAATTTGCACCGCCACTTACAATATTAACACTTTCAATAATATCAAGATTATCGATATTTACAACAGGTGATATAAATGCCTCTGGACTTAAAGTTTTATCTGAAGAATACTCATATCCAATATCAACGATTCTTACATCATTTATTCTTCCTATAGATTTTGATGATGCTACAATATTAGCATTTATACCGTTAACACTAGTTACCGATTTAAATTTAGGAAGTTTTTTATAATTAAAACCAGGTGAAATAATTTTAAAGTCTTTAATTGCACCATGAACATTTTTAGATCTTGTAGTATATTCTAATTTTTCACAATCAGTATCTAAGTATGTTGTAAATTCTGGAATTAGAGGTGATATTTTAAATGTTTCATTAGTAACATCAAAAACTTTATATTCACCATTATAAACACTATCAACAAATCTTATTTCTCCATAATTTTTAACCTCAGTATCGGATGTACTAATATATCCACCTTTAGATAAACCATAATATAATCTAGGAGGAGTATTTTCTGAATATTGAACTGTAAGTTCAGCACCTAGAGGTCTATCTGGTGATGTTCCAATACCTATTGTTCCAACTCCAACTACATTAAAATCTGCAGAATCTTGAGAACTTAAAAACTCATTCGTTAATTCTTTATCATAAAATACTTTAAAATCAAAATCAAATAAGGTTGTACTAGACAAACCAAAAGTTAATTTAGAATTTTTTACTACATCAATTCTAGGATTAATTAAAGATATAGATTGATTTACTCCACCAGTGTTAGCTGTTATAGGAATAACTTTTACTGGAGTTATATTTAAATCTGTTTCTGTTTCTGCTAACTGGAAATACCTTTCATTGATTTTGTTTACATAATAATCGCCAGTTGATATTCCAGTTGCTGATCCACTATAAAATACCTTATCACCAGTTTTCAAACCGTGATTACTTATGTCTATTCTATCTGCTTCAACATCTGATGCTGCAAATATTAAAGGATTAATCAATAATTTTTCATATTCGGAATTATAATTGACTGATATTGATGCTGTTGTTCCTATACCAACTGATAAATTAGGAAGTACATTCATTTTAACCACATCACCTTCTTGAAGACTATGTGTAGTTGTACTTGCTGCAGATACGTTAGTTGTAACAAGTGTTGTTATTTTAGCAATATCACCAGTTACTTGTTCATGATTAGATGAAAAATAATATAATCCAGATGAAATTCCAGCGGTTGATCCATTTGAATAGAAGTATAACCCCTCACTAGTACTTCCAATACCAACTTTTGTAGTTACAATACCAACATAATCTTCACTTTTGTTTATGATATAAACATCAAGTGAATTTTGTCCGACATGAGGTACTTTAAATTCAGAGACATTAGGTGTTCTACCAACATCAAATCTAGTAGCAGCATTATCTTTAACTAAAGTAACCTTTTGCCCAGTTTTAAATGGGTGGTTTGGTATATGTATTGATCTAGTAGGTATTGATAAATCTTTTACTAACTCTCCAATAAAGTATTTTACCTGAGTAGCACCACCACTTGTAGTACCAACTCCAACTGATTGAGGTCCATTAAAGTACACTAGATCATTTATTTTAGACTCAAATTTCTTAGTTTTTACTGGAATATTAATTTGACTATTCGATACATCAATTTGAGACCCAGAAGTATGAGCAATACCAGTTCCTCTTTGTACTTTTATTACCTTCTGCACATCATAAAGATTTAATACTTTTAATGTCTCAGATCCAATTCTTAATGATCCACCAACTGATACTGTATTTGGAATATCTGTAACGTAAATATCTTGAATTACACCATTAGAATTACCAAGTGCCATAGTTTTTGCTAGACCGATGGTATCTGTAGAAACTCCTATCTTAAATGACCCTGCAAGGTTGAGTATACTTGTACTCAATCCAGAAACTGATATTGAAGTCTGATCATTTAATTCTATGAAAGGTAAAGTTGTTACTCCTACATTATCATTATCTTTCCAAGTAAATACTACATTTTCAAATTTCTGTAAAGATGTATCAATTCTTGAAACACCAATACCTACAATTTCATCAACTTTAGCACTAAATCCAGATCCATTTGTATCCGTATTATCAAAAACAGCTAAATCACCAACTTTATATCCCTCCCCACCATCTAAAACAGTTACATCATCAATATCTCCCTTTGTTATAGATTCAATTTTTGTTATTTGTCTAATTGTTTCATTTGATTCAATAATAAAATCATTATCACCAAACTCTTCATCAACAAGATAAGGTAGTGTATTTCTCAATAAATCAGAATTATTGAAATCAAAATCATGATTTAGAATCAAATTATCATTTATCAAAGGAGATCTATAAGTCTTTCCTATAAAGTATGGATATTTACCCTCTAATTTACTGGTTGCTGATGATATTCCAACAGATGCAAAATATGCATAAATTCCATTTGGAAATTCTGGAGTTTTACAAAATCTACCATTATGTGAGTCTAAATCTCCTAATCCATTATAAACATAATCATCTACAAAAAATCCTTGCTTGAAACCAGTAGGTCTATTAATAACTTTAGATACATCAAGTGTGTATGATGGGGTTAATATTTTTAAATCAGAATTTATATCATCGGGGTCAGAATATCCAAATGGACCATAAATTGGATTTCCATCATAAGACCATCCGATAATAGGTGAGTGAGAAGTTATTTCATCAAACTCGCCATTTGATTTTGTTGAGAAACTATCTTCTAAAGAACTGATTATATCCTGAGAATATCCAATAACACCAAAACCAAAAGAATTTTTCCTAGATGATAAATTAAAATCACCAAATCTATTTGCTCTATTTAATTTTAGACCCCTAACTCTAGCACCTAGAGAACCATTAGACCCTCTTGGTACTATATCAACTCTTGTAGTTTTCTTATCGTACCCTATACCAGAGTTTATAACAACAGTACTAATAATCCTACCATCTTGAATTACAGGTCTTACAATCGCTCCTGACCCTGTTCCAGCATCTTTTATTTCTAAATCTGGTGCAGAAAAATATCCTTCTCCTTTATTAACAACTGCCACATTTGCAATTCTTCCATTTACAATTACTGGTCTGAGTTCACCATTTTTTCCAGTTAAAATACTTACATCAGGTTTTATTTGGTGATTTAAAATTGTTGATCCATAATTTGACCCTTCTTCATATACATATGCATCCGAAATCTCTCCTTTAACAACAGGGGTTAGAGTGAATGTTCCAGTTACTGTTGATCCATATGATACTTCAATATTTACATTAATATCAGGATATTTAAATATCTGATATCCGATTCCTGTTGAACTTAATCCAACATACTTACCTCTATCATAATCAATAGTTGATGTTCCACCTACACCAGCATTTGCAAGTTTAAATGTATCATCATTAATTTTTTTAACAATATATGAAGTTGTTGTGCTTAATCCTTGAATCGGTGCATCTGAGGAGTATTCAACTATCTCACCACTTGAAAAACCATGATTTTTAGAATTAATAGTATCATATGATGTAGAAATTCCTGTTGGTTCAACTCTTAATTTACGATTTGTATAACCTGAACCTGATTCTAAAACCTTAACAGATATAAGGGTAGTTCTATTTTCTGTTCTAAAACGATGAATACCACTAGCTCCAGTATCTGTTGATAATCCAACAGTATTAATACCTGCTATACCTGCTAGAGCATCTTGTTTTGTATTAAATATTCTAACTGTTGATGGGTTAACAACTCTAACAAAATATGGATCACCATCAGATAAAGTTCCAGTAATAATATTATTACTATCATATGCAGCACCAATACCAATTGGAGAATTGTTGTTAGCACTATAATAAACTAATTGTCCATTTTCTAAGTTATGATCTGTTTTAAAAGTTATAGTTTCATCATCTTTATCAATACCACCATTAAAAAATATATCTCTACTATCAAAATCAA